CTGAGGGGCCCGCCGTCTTGGCTGGGCTGGAGGCGGCTACCCCCACAGCCATCCACGCAGTGCTCGGCGGCGTGCCTGACGCTCAGGTGGTGGAGGCGCTCACAACGCCCATCGGGGTGCGGACGTGGAGTGAGGCTATCGACGTTGGGTTGCTCGAGATGCGCGACCGGGTGACCCGTGAGGTGGCTACGGCGCTCGCTCAGGGTGCCAGCATGGACAAGGCGGCGAAGGCTATCCGGTCAGCGTCGGGCTTCGTTGAGGCGTACAAGAACCAAGCCAGCAACATCGCCCGGACGGAGATCCAGCGCGTGGCCAACAGCGTGGCCCACGACACCTACGCGGCGAACCTGGACGTCATCAAGGGCGTTACCCGGCTTGCCACCCTGGACACACGAACGTGTATGGTCTGCGCCCCGTTGCATGGCGTGACCTGGTTGTACGGCCCAGACGGCACACTGCTCCCGAACCCCATCCACGGCCCGCACATCACGCCGCCGCTGCACCCCCGCTGCCGGTGCTTTGATGCGCCCCTGACCAAGTCGTGGCAAGAGCTGGGGCTGCCGGTAGGGTTGACGCGCCGAGACCGTGAGCGCATGAACGGGAGCCTGCCCCAGAACATGAGCTATCCAGAGTGGTTCTCTCGGCAGTCCAAAGCCAACCAGGTCGAGATCCTTGGCCCGACCCGGTGGGAGCTCTACGAGCAGGGCAAGGTCAAGATAGGCGGCTTCGCTGATGTGACGCGCATCCTGACCTTGAGCGAGTTGCCCTCTCCCGCTTAGCTTGGGAGTTCGCCGGTCATCACCCAGTGGACCGAGTACCGACGGGTAATCCCATTCATCTCGCACCCCTCCGGCAAATCCACAGGCTTCGCAGGGCTCTTGGCAGGGGCACCGGTCAGTAGCCAAGCGATAGTGTCGGCTGGGATGGTCCTGCGAAGGTACGTGTGTTCGTTGTGCTCTATGTATAGGCCGGCTCCTTCCAAGGCAATCAAGAGCCCCGCGCCCTGAAAGCGACGGTTGCCGCCCGGCATGGAGCACCCCTCAGGCAGCACCTCGGGAACCGGGCCAAGCCAAGCGCGTAGAAGCAATGGGCTCGCTATGCCTTCGTAGTCGCCCTCATCGAAGGTCACGACTGCACCCATTGGACAAGTATCAACACGCCCGGAGAGCACCTTAATAAGGTGGCCTGTCGTGGTCTCTGCGTCTGTAACGATGCACACCCTACTCCCAGTGTTCCATCGGACAGCAATAGGGCAAGGGTGATCAGTGGGGTAGTGCTTCAAGAATGCGAGAACTTCTGCAAGGGTCATGGTTGCTCCGGTGCCTCTCGGCTGTTGTTGCTCAGCCAATTTAGGCCAGCACCAGAGGACTGGCAACCACTTCCTATAGCCTTTGACCTACTCCGTCTCGGCAATACGGCTCTTGATCATGGCCACAGCGCCCTTCCGGGTCTTGCCGTTCTCCTCCGCTTCGAGCAGCGCGGGCAGGTAGTCGTCACAGGCGCCGTCACCCAAAGCGGTCGCCAGCCGGGACAGCGAGCCATCGAGTATCGACAGGTCCGCGTCCACCACGTCCAAGGGCAGTTCAGCCGTCTTGCCTGGTGCAGGTGATGCACCAGCAGCCGGGGCGGAGATCTTACGGGGCTTCGGCGCGGTGGCGTTCAAGGCGTCCAATCGCGCCTTGGCTACATGCTCGCAAGCGTGCTGCTCTACGTGCTTCGAGCCAGCGGGGGCGCCTGCTCGGTGGATGCGAAAGGCGTTCAGGTAGGCTCGAATCTCGTACAATGCGGACATAATCAGCTCCTTTGTTGCTCAGTATGGAACAATGCGGTACGATTCGCACGTAGCCATTCCAGCGGGACTCCGCCGCACAACCCACGAAAGTGGGCGCCTTTAGGCACACTCGGGAGATGGAGGACGGCACAATGCTCTTTGCACTACGGATGATGAACGGTCTCAACCCAACCCTCTGCTCTGTCGATGACGGGGACGGCGGCGAAGGTGGAGACGGCAAGCCACCGGTCGTTGACCCAGCAGCCGAGGGACGCCTGAAGGCACTCAAGGCAGAGCGGGCACAACGTCAGGCCCTGGAAGCCGAACTTGCAGCCATCAAGGCGAAGCAGGAAGAGGACCGGGTCAAGGCTGCCGAGGAGCAAGGTCGCTTCAAGCAGCTCTACGAAGAGAGCAACGCGGAGCGCACCGCTGCCAGTGTGGAGCTTGAAGCCTTCAAGGCGAAGGAAGCGGCACGGGTAGAGGCATTGACCGCAAAGGCGCAAGCTGCTGTGGATGCGTTGCCGGAGAGCCTGCGGGCCCTTGTGCCTGCTGGCCTGTCGGCTGACGACATGATGGCCCAGGTCCAAAAGCTCCAAGCCCTCTCCCCAAGTGGTCCAACCGGAACCATGGGCGGCGGCGGCAAGGTGCCCTCGACTCAGATCGAGGCCACCCCAGCGGAGAAGCAAGAGGCTGAGCGCTTGATGCAAAATCACAAGATGCTCGACCTTGAGTCCGCACTGAACCTCATCCGTTCGAAGAAGAAGAAGTCTTAACCGGCCCTGCGGGGCCACTTTCCCAAGAGAGGCCCACAAATGGCTGACAACTACGGACTCCACAAGGTCGTCCCCAACGTCCGCGTTCTCCTCGATGACGGCTCCGCTGCTGTTGTTGAGGGTGATGCCCTGACCACTGCTGGCGCAACTGCTGGCTACTACCGTCGCTGTGACGCTGCTGCTGAAGCAGTCTCCGGCTTCGCAATGGGTGATGCTTCCAGCCCTTCGGCTGACGGCGGCACCTCCGTCTTGATGGACATCAGCAAGGAGCACATCTACCGCTTTCCCGCTGATGCCGGCAGCGTCACCCAAGCTCTGGTTGGCACCGCCTTGGACATCGGTGCAGACGGCCGTAGCATCGACATCAACGGCACCACGACCGCTGACCTGCTGGTTGTGTCCGTTGACGTCGACCTCAACACCTGCGACGTCGTGCGCGTCTAAGTCCTTCCCCACCTTGCTCGGGGCAGTGCCCCACCCTTTCAAGGGGCCACGCCCCGCACGGAGTCACAAATGGACGCCACTCACATCCCGGCACTCGTCACCCAGAGCGCCTACCCCGTCATGTTCCAAGCCTACGAGGACGTCCCCGGCGTTCGCGGCATGGTCGCCGACGTTCGCCCGGTCAATGCCGCCAACATGTACGGCACCAAGGGAACCACCATCATCGGTGGCTCCGACTTGGATGAGCGCATGGACAACGAGGGCTTCGGCCAAGACCGCCTGGAAGAGGGCTACACCTGGCAGATCAAGGTCCGCAGCTACGGTAAGGAGCTCCCCCTTGACCGTCGCATGGTCGAGGCTGCTTCCAGCACCGAGATCGAAGACCTGATCACCGAGTGGGCCCGCAGCGTTGGTCGCAATGCCGCGTACCAGCGTGAGCAGTACGTCGCCGACCTCATGCAGAAGGCTACCCTGTCTGCTGGCAATGAGATCTTCAACGGCAGCTTCCCCGGCAACACCGACCCAAACCCCTTGTTCATCTACGACGGGCAGCCTGGCTTCAGCGCCGCGCACCCCATCGCAGTGGGCACCGGAACCTACGCCAACTACGGCGTCTCCCGCACCCTGACCTCGGCCAACCTCACGGCGGCCAAGATCGAGATGCAGCAGACCTCCGCTGTTGACGACCGGGGCAAGCGCATCATGAACATGGCGCAGACCATCGTGGTCCCGCCCTCCATGGAAGCCACCGCCCGCGTGCTGCTGAACTCTCAGTTGCTCCCCGGCGGCGCCAACAACGACATCAACATCCACCAAGGCACTTTGGGTCTGTTGGTCTCCCCCTTCCTGACCGACACCGCCAGCGCTTCCGCTTGGTGGCTCAAGGGTACCAGCCCCGGTCTCCGCTTCTACGAGCAGGGTGGTGGGCCAGCCTTCCGCACCTACGAGAACGAGAAGCAGAACCAGATCGTCGTGCAGTTGCTCGACTACTGGGGAGGCGGGTTCGTCGACTGGCGCGGGATGCAGGCCAACAACAAGGCAGCTTCCTGATTTGACTTGGGCAGCTCACCCTTCGGGGTGGGCCGTTCCCACGTCCTCCCCGGTGCGACGGTCGCCGGGGTTGACGGGAGAGCGACCAAACGAAGGAGGACAGCATGGCAACTACATACGACCTCTCCAACGACATCGGCAAGGTACGGCTCGGCATCGGTGACACGGGCGCGGGCAGTGCTTGGGTGTTCACGGATGAAGAGATCACCTACTTCCTGACGGTCGGCTCTACGGTAGTCGGTGGCCAGATTGAAGCCCTCAAGGCTCTCCTGACAGCCCAGAGCTACCGCATCAAGCGCGCCAACGTGCAGGGTGTGACCTACGACGACACCGCGCAGGTGGCCGCCATCAAGCAGGCATTGGCCATCCTTGGCGGCGACATGCCCACCATCTCCGTGCTCAAGAGTGGGCCGATGGACTGGGAACTCGCTCACTTCCAGGACGGCGGCCAGTGAACCTCTCCCGCTCAGCGCTGATGAGCGACATCCAAGCCGAGAGCTTGAAGGCTGACATCAACGGCCTGTTGACCCTCGGGTCTCTCCCGGTCGCGGTCGTCTTCAGCACCCCCACAAGCGCCACGGTCTTCGACTTGGGCACGGGTGCGGTGACGCGCCTGACGGATGACGACACCTTCATCGGCTGGCGCGCAGTGCTCTCCCAGAAGGAAGTCAACGACACGGACGGGGCTAAGAGCGGCGACGCCTGGTTGCTCATCCTGCAGGAGTCGGTCAGCACGGCACCGACGCTGGACAGCTTTTGCACCATCGACGGCGCACGCCACAAAGTGGTCAGCCCGGTTGAGACGCCGCCATTAAGCTCCCACTACCGGATGCGGGTGCGGGTCCATGCTTAGCATCACCATCGACAACGCAGCCCTGAATGCTGCGCTTGCCAAGCTCGAGAAGGAGCTACCCGGCATCCAGAACCAGATCGTGCGCAAGCTTGCCTTCGACGGTCTCCGAGACATCGTGGTCAGCATCACGACCGGCGCTTGGGACAACCCCATCCGCGTAGACACTGGTCGCTACCGTGCCGCGTGGGGTATCGGCTCGCTGGCTCTCGGGCTTGGCGCGGCTGGCCCAACGAATGACGCCCACTCCGGAGACGGCAAAGGCGTTGTACGCACCACTGACGGCCGCACAATGGCCACCATCACCAACTCGGTGGAGTACGCCGAGCTTGTGGAGAACGGCACCGTCTACATGCGGGCCGGTCATCACGTAGCCGTGGCCCTCCAGCGGGTAGCCGAGGACGGGGAAGAGTTGATCCTTGCCCTCGGCACACCCGCACTACAGGGGG